ATGGGTTTCAAAAATTTCCGAACATCCTAATTTAGGAAATTTGTGCAGTCATAACGGCATTGATTATAATTTGATCAATGACCTGATTCATCAAGTTGAAATTTATTTTAAATATGTTCGACTAGAGTCCAAAACGTACAAAACTTTTGTGCCTAGCAGACACGATGTTGAAGAGATGCTGACACTAGACAAGTACCAAATAAGCATACACTATGATAATTTAGGACGTGATACTTATAATCAATGGTGTGTTGGCAGTGAGCCAGATAGTGAAACAAATAATTTTAATATTGTAACCACACGAGCGGTTGACATTTTGTTAGAAAAATTTTATACTGTTACACCACCACCTGAATATCAAACATGGTGTCAACAGCGTAAGTTGCCTGCACTGGGTAATAGTTTGCCAATTGGCAATTTTCACAACTACTATGATAATGTGTTAGATCTTAAAAATATCTGGTTAAGAAATTTAGAAGTTAAACAAACAGTAAGCATACTAAAGGAATAAACATGGGAAAACCATTTGACGTAAGCAAGTTCCGCAAGGAAATCACTAAGAGCATTGATGGTCTTAGTATTGGATTTAACGATCCTACAGACTGGATATCTACAGGCAACTATGCCTTGAACTACCTGATCTCAGGAGACTTTAACCGTGGCATTCCACTAGGCAAGGTCACTGTGTTTGCTGGCGACTCGGGTGCAGGTAAAAGTTATATCTGTTCAGGTAACATTGTGAAGAACGCACAAGAGCAAGGCATCTTTGTGGTGCTAATTGACAGTGAAAATGCTCTTGATGAAGATTGGCTCAAAGCACTCGGAGTTGACACAAGCGATAGTAAACTACTCAAGCTGAGTATGGCCATGATTGATGATGTGGCTAAAACTATCTCCACATTCATGAGTGACTACAAGGCCTTGCCTGATGGTGAGCGTCCCAAGGTCATGTTTGTGATTGACTCATTGGGTATGTTGTTAACACCCACTGATGTGAACCAGTTTGATGCAGGCGAAATGAAGGGTGATCTAGGACGTAAACCCAAAGCTCTCACCGCCTTGGTGCGCAACTGTGTGAACATGTTTGGTTCATACAATGTGGGTTTGGTTTGTACCAATCACACATACGCAAGCCAGGATATGTTTGACCCAGACGACAAAATTAGTGGCGGTCAAGGTTTCATTTACGCCAGCTCAATTGTTGTGGCCATGAAGAAAATGAAACTGAAAGAGGATGAGGACGGCAACAAGATTACTGATGTCATGGGCATCCGTGCTGGTTGCAAAGTAATGAAAACACGCTATGCCAAACCATTCGAAGGCGTGCAAGTCAAGATTCCTTACACAACAGGTATGAGTCCTTACTCAGGATTAACTGATTTGATTGAGAAAAAAGGACTGCTCAAGAAAGAAGGCAACAGTCTAGTGTTTACCACAACCGAAGGTGAAATCATCAAGAAGTTCCGCAAAGGTTGGGAACGCAATGATGATAACTGTCTTGACACTGTGATGAAAGACTTTGGAAATATCAAGGAAGAGGTAAGTACCGGCGAGGAGGAAGCAGAATGAGTGAAACAGTTGCAGCAGAAATTTGGGGAGAGCTCAAGCGATTTGTAAACACAGTTGATCGCAACGAGGCAGCAGAAACTGTGGTACAAGTTTTAATGGACAATGATAGTGATGTTGAGGATATTCGGACCGCATTCAAAGGTGACACCGATATCAAACGAGCACTAACAGCATATCTTGACAACGACAAAGACTACACAGAAGACGACGAAGAAGAGGATCCTGAAGAAGAGGATTACAACGAAGACGACTGGGAAAATTAATGTGGTATAGTCGAGTAGTTGCCGATCTCGATGCTATTCCAGATTTTATAGCACACTACGAGCGTGAAATAACTGACGCCAAAAAAGACTGCCGCATTGCTGGAATTGTTGAAAAAAACATAACAGCACTTCCGGGCATTACTGAGTTTAGGTACAACCAGCTTCAAGAAATTGAAGCTGTGTTGAACTTTCTCAACATTCAACTACGTAAAATCCGTAGAAAACACTTTCAAAAGTATCTAGAAGGTTATGCTCGTGCGCTTACCAGTCGAGATGCTGAAAAGTATGTGGATGGCGAAGATGAAGTAATTGATTACGAAACCATAATCAACGAAGTGGCATATCTACGCAATCGATGGTTGGGTATCATGAAGGGGCTAGATACCAAACAGTGGCAAATGGGGCACGTTGTACGCCTAAGAACTGCAGGCATGGAAGACATCCAGGTGTAAATACCTGCATGAAAATCGTACTTGTTACAGGCGGGTTTGATCCGCTACACTCTGGGCATGTTGCTTATTTTAAAGCTGCCCGTACCCTAGGCGACATGCTGATTGTGGGACTCAATTCAGACGAATGGCTCACACGTAAAAAAGGTCGGCCATTCATGCCATGGACGGAAAGATTGTGTGTGATAAACAATCTTGCCATGGTAGACGAAGTGTATACATTTGACGATGCAGATGGCTCGGCCAAAGAGTTCATACGTCAAGTTAGAGCACACTATCCCGACGCAACGTTGGTATTTGCCAATGGCGGTGATCGCACTGACAAAAACATTCCCGAGATGGATGTGGTAGATTCTAATTTAGAATTTGTGTTTGGCGTAGGCGGCGAAGATAAAAAGAATTCCAGTTCGTGGATTCTCGAAGACTGGAAAAAGCCCAAGACAGATCGAGCTTGGGGATACTATCGTGTGTTACACGAAGTTGGCGCCAACACCAAACTAAAAGAACTTACTGTTACTCCCAAAACTTGTTTGAGCATGCAACGGCATGACAAGCGAGCAGAGTTTTGGTTTGTGGCCGAAGGCGAAGCCACAGTATACACACTGGATTCCAGCACAGATAGAGATGTCAAAGACCACATGACCATACATGAGTCATGTTGGATCAATCGTAACGAATGGCACCAACTGTGTAACGAAACTGACCGTCCACTCAAACTGATTGAAATACAGTTTGGAGAAGATTGTGTGGAAGAGGACATTGAACGCAAATGAAACCAATTCCAATTTTTGTAGGGTATGACCCACGAGAAGCAATTGCATACCATACCTGTGTAAATTCAATCATTCGCAACAGCAGTCAACCAGTGGCCATTGTGCCAGTGGCATTGAACTTGTTTCGAGACTATAGCGAAACACACACAGACGGCAGCAATCATTTTATCTACACACGATTCCTTGTGCCACATCTCATGCAATACGAAGGCTGGGCAATATTCATTGACGGCGACATGATTGTACGCGGAGATATTGCGGAACTTTGGAACCTACGAGAATATGACAAAGATGTTATGGTAGTCAAGCACGATTACAAAACACGTATGACTGAAAAATATCTTGGCGCAAAGAACGAAGACTATCCACGCAAGAACTGGTCAAGTGTGATACTGTGGAATTGTAACAGTCATCCCAATAGAAAACTCACATCTGAATTTGTGCAAAAAGCCACAGGTGCTGAACTACATCGCTTCTCGTGGCTAGAAGACAAACGCATAGGCGAACTACCGCCAGAATGGAATTGGTTGCCTGATGAATACGGGCCAAACCCCGACGCCAAGCTCTTACACTATACCTTGGGCACTCCATGCTTTCACGAGTTTGCTGATACGCCACAAGGCAACGAGTGGCATCGGGAACGCATGCTCACTGATTATTGTCAACAAAGGTTGCCGGAATGACAGACTGGGAACTCGAAGACGAAACAACATATATTACACCCACGCCTCCTGCACCACCTGCGCCACCTGATCCACATGTGTTGGACCAAACAGTTCCAGAAATTCAACAACTGTTTAAAAACATATTGAAATACCGTGTGGATCCCGAAGGTGCGTACTACGGCATTACGTTGGAAAAGTTACAAGAACAATTGGCTGCTGTGCCTGTCAATCAAGTTGTGGCACTAGACAGTGAATACAGATACGAAAGAAAAGGGCATATGTACGATCCATTACTGCAAAGTTTTGTTCAAGGCGCAGGCGGACAAATTTCAACTTGGGAAAAACAACAAGATACCATGGCTCCGGCTGTGATACGTGGTATCACCAAACGCAAACAAATGGATGGATGTCGTGCCGCCGGCAGAGATTTTTATTACATGGATACAGGGTACTTTGGCAACGGCAAACGCAAACTGTATCACAGAATTACCAAAAACGATGTGCAAAATTTTGGTCCTATGATAGAGAGGCCCGGTGATAGATTTGCTCGCACTAAAGTTCAATTGACAAAATTTAAACCTGGAACCAATATCTTGTTGGCACCGCCTAGTCAAAAACTTTTAAACTTGTACGACATCAACCTTGAAGAATGGTTGGAAAAAACACAAGATGAAATAAAAAAATATACTGATCGTCCTGTAGTGACTCGACTCAAAGCAACACGAGCAGCTAGACTCAGTGACAACACTATGGAAATGGCTCTGGCACAAGATGTGCATTGCTTAGTCACATTCTCTAGCATTGCAGCCGGCGAAGCATTGTTGCTGGGTAAGCCTGCTATCACATTAGGACCAAATGCCGCGGCCGCATTGTGCAGCCAATCACTTAGTGAAATTGAAACGCCAAAGATTCCCACGCTAGATGAAGTTCTTTACTGGGCAAGGCACATGGCCTACTGTCAGTTTACCGAAGTAGAAATGCGTGACGGCACTGCCTGGCGGATTCTAAATGACCATTGATGCAGTAGTCTACGTTAGCTCTGTTGCTAACTATCGAAAACATTCTAGAAAAATTGAATGTTTAGAAAGTTTTGCTGCCGGAGTCAAACACTGTGGAGGTAGCGTGGTAATAGAGTATGACTACAACTATGTTCCAGGCAGGCTAGCAGTAATGTTGGGCTGGGCCACAACCAACACAGGTGGTAGAAATATTGCGTTAAGAAAACAAATCATTGCTGAACAACAACGCCGTAA